TTTTCATAGTTTTTGTTTTAATTAATAATAATGTAAATATATATAATTTTTTTTATATATCCAAATATTTTTATATCTTTTTTTTATATAAAATATTATCTACTTTTTTTTCTATCTTTGTTAATATTGTTTTTTTAAAATTAAATTTTTTGAATTATGAAAATTAAAGTATTAAGAGAAATGGAAAGAGATGGTAAAATTTATGAAAAAGGAGATACCATTGACCTTCCTAAAAATAACGCTGATGTTTGGGTAGAAAGATTATGGGGAGAATATATTACTAAAGAAAAAAAGGTTAAAAAAGAAACCAAAGAAAATAAATCTAGTAAAGAAACCAAATAATGATAAGCGTACAAATAGATTCTACAACTGGAAGCGAGGTAGTATCTACAGCTGATTTAAAAAGCTATGCAAGAATAGAAACTTCAGATGATGATACTATAGTTTTAAATATGGTTAAGGCAGCAAGAGAAAAATGCGAAGCCTTAATTAATAGAGATATTGTTGCAAAAACAAGAAGTCTATTTATATCAAATCTACAAGTTTCTGGAGAATATGGAAATCTTTATAAAAGAAGGACAAAAATAGTACTTCCATTTGCGCCAATAGATAGTATAACGTCTGTACAAACCCAAAAGAGTGATGGTACATTAGCAAACATAAGTTATGATACTTATGGTTTAGAAGATAAATATATTGAATTAACTGGCGGCTATAGTAAAAATATAAAAATTGTATATACAACATCTGGATTAGTTTATGATGATATTAATTTAGCTATAAAACAATTAGCAGCAACTTATTACGATAACAGAAGCGATTTTGTTAAAGGAAATACTACAAGAATTCCAACTGGTATAAGAACGATTTTATCTCCATATACTTATTATAATGAATTATAATGGAAGCAGGAAAGTTAAGATATAGAGTTACGGTAAAACGAAATGCTAATACTGCTGATGGTTATGGTGGATTTACTGCAAGTTTATCAACCATTGGAACTTATTGGTGTGATAGAAAATATCTTAATGGAGAAATGATATTCAGAGATGGTCAAAGAATTTTACAAACTGGTATAGAATTAACCATGAGGAAAAATACTGTAGAAGATAACATTCACAGAGATGATGTTTTATTTTTAACAGATGATTCTAAGGCATATAGAATTAATGATATGTACCAACAAGGTTTATATAGTTATAAAATTTTAGCAGATAAACAACAATAATAATGGCAAAAGGAAAAAATACTACACAAATAAGACCAGCAGATTTAAGAAGATTTAATAATAAAATGATGAAAATTTCTATGTTTGCTGCTAATGATAGGGGAGTAGATATAGGCTTTGATGCTGATTATGCTGGATATGTAGAATATGGAACTTCAAAAATGAAAGCTCAACCATATTTTGAACCAGCTATAAATAATACATTAATTTTTTTTAAAAAAATATTAAAAGCAAAAGGTAAAAGATTATTAGAAGGTAAATCAAAAGGAACTGCATCTAAATTATTAAAAGATTTAGGCTTAGCAATTATAAATAATTCAGTTAGCAGACAAAATTTTCCAGTTGATACTGGAAATTTAAGACAAAGTGTATTTATTAAAAATGCTTAATTATGAAAGATTGTTCTCATTTAATAAGAAAAAAAATATTTGATGCTTTAGATGGTAACATTGTTATAAGTGGTTCATTATATCCAGTATATAATGTAATTCCTGGTAATGTAGTTTATCCTTATATTTATATATATAGTCTTGGTAATGATAGTATAGAGGATAATAAATCTAAATTTATATCAGAAATAACAACTAGAATAGAAGTTGTTACTGCCTTTGATACAAATACTGGTGGTCAATTAAATTGTAATAAAGCAGTTAATGCTATAACAGAAATATTAATATCTAAAACCACTTTTTTTGATTTAAGTTCAGATGACTTTAATGTCTATAATGCAATAAATAATGGAATAACTTATCTTACAGAAGATACTGAAACACAAACTATATATAAAGGAGTATTAAGTTTCCAAAATTCAGTAGAACAAACTTCGTAAAATGAGATTAGAATTATACAGATATAGTAGTGGAAAAGAAAGTACTTTAGGAATTTTATATTTAATTGATGATGAAAACAAAAAACAATTTCTTTGCTATACTTTGGAAGATGAAAAGCGAGATGTCAAAATTTATGGAGAAACTCGCATTCCAAGTGGACAATATTTTTTGGGACTTAGAAAACAGGGTGGATATAATCAAAAATATTCAGTCCGTTTTCCTAAAATTCATAAGGGTATGCTTCATCTTCTTGATGTTCCTAATTTTAGTTTTATTCTTATCCATTGTGGTAATACTGATGATGATAGTGCAGGTTGTATCTTGGTTGGAGATACAAGTCAGCAAAATATTTCTAAGGAAGGATTTATAGGTAATTCTACTACTTGTTATAGAAGAATTTATCCTATAATATGTCAAGCTTTAGAAAAGCAAAAAAAAATGATAATTAAAATAGTTAATTTTGAAGATAAATCTTAATAATGAATAAAAAAAGAAAAAAAATTATGCCTACTGAAACTCTAGACAAACAAGTTGGTTTGGATTTTGACCAAGACGGAAAACCAGATTTAGTTTTTGATATAAAAACAATTATAATAATTTGTACTATGATAGGTTCAATTACTTTATCATATACAGATTTAAAACAAGAAATAGAAATAGCAAAAACATTACCAGAATATGAAATACAAAATGATGATTTTAATATAGTAAATAATAAAATGGATTATATACAAAAAGAAATAGAAAAAATGGAAGAACAAATAAGAGATTTAGAAAAAAAAGTATATAAAAAATGAAACAAATAGAAAATAAATCATCAACTCAAATAGAAGTAGATGAAAAAACTTTAAAAAAGCAAATTCATGTAGGACAAACTATAAGCAAAATTAATACTTTAATGGATGTAGCAGAAGGATTAAATAATAATAATTGGGATGGCGTTCAAAGATTAAATTTATTAATAAGTATAGAAAATAAATTATTTGATTTAATAGATGAGTTTTAAAGCATTAAAAAATTTTATAAGGAATATGATTAAAAAAATAAATAAAGCGATTAAAGGCGAAGAAAATTGCCTTATAAAAGATTCTAATGAATGTGTTTGTATGACTATAGAAGAAATTAAAGAATGTAAAAAAGAATTTGAACAAAATAAAAAAACAAAATAATGACAGTAGCAATAGAAGGGATTGTAATGATAATTTGTGCTGGTTTAATTATGGGGGCTTTAACACACTATATCTATAAAGATTAAAATAAAATTATGGAAATAATAAATCATATAACAGGATTTTGTGGAGAGCCACATTTAAATATTAATATTTTATTTGTTGGGGTTATAGTATTTTTTTTATTAAAGAAACAATTTAAAAAAAATGAAAATATTAAGTAAAATATTTGGTGGTGCTTTAGACCAAGTTGCAAACGTAGTTGATAGATTTGTAATGACAAAGGAAGAAAAGGCAAATGCTCAAAAAGAAATCCAAAACATTTTAATAGCAGCAGAGCAATCTGCTCAAAGTCAAGTTTCAAGTCGTTGGGAAAACGACATGAAATCTGATTCATGGTTAAGTAAAAATATTAGACCACTTACATTAATTTTTTTAACTTTTGTTTTTGTGGTTATTTCTTTTTTTGATGGAAATATTGGAACATTTAGTATAAATGAAGCTTATAAGCCTATATATCAAACTTTGCTTATGGTTGTTTATTCAGCATATTTTGTTGGACGTTCTATAGAAAAACATCAATCAATAAAAAAATAATGCCAAAAAAAAGATTTTTTACTAAGGCTTATGTTCCAAAGCCTAAAAGAAAAAATAAAGGGATACATAGTAAAAACAAACATACCACTAATAAAAATGGTAAATATTATACTGGTGTAAAAAATGGCTGTAAAAGATATAAAGGACAAGGACGTTAGATTTTGCAAAATATGTAAAAAAGATTTACCAGTAAATAAATTTTATAAAAGAATAAATGGAAAATGCGAGTTAGTTTGTAAAGTTTGTAGAAATAAAAAAAGAGAAAAAAAACATAGATATTATAAACAAAAATTCATTTATTTATTAAATGAATCTATAGAAGTAAAATGTCAGAGATGCGGCTATGATAGAAATTTTAGCGCTTTAGATTTTCATCATAAAGGAAAAAAAACTTATGCAATAGCTAGAGAATTAAGAAATCTAACTGCCAACTCATTTAAAAAAAATCAAAAAGTAGAAAAATTATTACATGAGATTTTAACTCATTGCGAAATTCTTTGTGCTAATTGTCATAGAGAACATCATACCAAATATTTTATGAAAACTAGAAAATAGTATATTTGTAATAAATTTAATCAATGGGTACTACATTAACAGGAAAAACTATAGCTTCAACTTATACTTCATTACTAAAAGTATCGGATAATAGTAATGTAGGTTCATCAATTATAAGAGTAAGTGATGGTGGTGGTAATGATTCAAGTTTATATTTATCGGATACACAAGTTTTATTTGGTGCTGGTTCTGTTAGTGTTCCAGGATTATCTATAAATGGCACAGCTACAACTGGATTTTATTCTCCAAGTAGTGATGAAATAGGTATAACTATTTCTGGAACTCAACGAGGTTTATTTGATGCAAGTGGATTAACAATTACTGGATATTTAAAAGTTAGTGGCGCTATATATGATTCAAATGATAATGCTGGTACTAGTAATCAAGTATTAACTTCAACTGGTTCAGCAACTGATTGGAAAAGTTTAAGCGAAATATCTGGTGTAGATGGTTCTGGTACAGCAGGAAAAATATCTAAATGGATAGATGCTGATACTATAGGAGATTCTATAATGTCCGAAAGTAGTACAGAAATAACAGTTACTGGAACTTTAGCTGCTACTATTTCAACTGCTGCTCAACCAAATATAACTAGTTTAGGCACATTAACTACTTTAACAATTGATGATATAACAATAGATGGTAGCACTATTTCTGATACTAGTGCTTTAACAATAAGTAGTGGGGATGACATTACTATAGATGCAGATTCTGATATTAACCTAGATGCTAATGGCGCAGATATAAAATTAAAAGATGATGGAGTTACTTTTGTTACATTTAATTCTTCTACTGGTACAGATTTTACTAATAATGTTTCAGTTACTGGTACTGTTACATCAGATGGATTAGTATTAGGAGATGATGAAGGATTAATAATAGGAAATAATTCTGATTTTCAATTTTTTCATGTTAATTCAACTGGACATAATTATATAGATAATACTGTCGTTGGTCAATCATTATATATTAGAACATCTTTAAGCAGCTCAAATGATGTTAATGCTTTAATTATAGAAGATGATGGAATAATTAATTTTGTTAATACATTAATGCTTCCAACAAATGCTGAAATAAGAACTTCTAGTAATTTAATTTTATCAAATAATAATCAATCAAGCATAGCAGCTAAATTTACTACCACAACAAGTTCAGCTAAATCTGAATTTTATGATATAGATGGAAGTACCGTAAGATTAGAAACAGTATCTGGGGGTGCTAAAGTTACTGGAGATTTAGAAGTTACTGGAAATATTACTGCTGGGGGTGGTTCTTTTTTACCTATAACTGGTGGAACTTTAACTGGTCCAGGTAATTTAGTTGTAAGTGGTACATTAGGAATAACTGGAGTTACTACATTTACAGGACAATTATCAGTAAATAATCACGCTACTTTTGCTGATAATGTAGAAGCAAGATTTGGAGATTCTTTTGATTTAAAAATTTATCATGATACTTCAAATTCTTATATAGATGAAACTGGAACTGGCGATTTAATAATAAGAAGTGCAGTACATAGAGTTAGAACAGACCAGTTTCAAATATCCAATAACAATAATAGCGAAGATATATTACAAGGTTTAGCAGATGGTGCTGTTACACTCTATTATAATGGTGTAAATAAACTAAGTACAACAACTGATGGAATATCAGTTACTGGTGGTGTTACAACTAGTGCTAGTTCTACTTTAGTGGGTGCTACTATATCTGGTGGTGGGCATTTATATGCTAGTGGTACAGTAAATATTGGAACTATTACAGATAAATTTAATAATGCTTTTATAACTACTGGATATATAGATGATTTAAATGCTGGAGATGGTTCAGCTACAACTCCTTCAATTGGATTTAATTCTATAGGAAATACTGGAATGTATCTTTATACTACTGAAACTGTAGGAATAGCTGCTGCTGGAAATGCTATATCATATTTTAATAGTGGTGGGTTATATAATTTCCAAGATGTAAAATTACAAGCTACAAAAAAATTATACTTTGATGCTGATGGAGATAACGACACTTATATACATGAAGAATCAGAAGATGTTTTGTCAATAGTTAGTGGTGGAGTTGACCAAATGAAATTTGAAAGTTTAAGAATTATAGCACATAGAGGAATCCGACCAGATACAGATAGTACTTATCCATTAGGTACTACTTCTCTTAGATGGAGTAATGTTTATGCTGATTATTATTATGGAGATGGAAGTAATTTAACTAATGTAGCTTCATCTTTTAATGGTGGTACAGTATCTGGCGCTACAACTTTTCAAAGTGATGTTACTTTAGATAGTGATTTAATTATAGCAAATGGTTCTCCAGAAATATATTTAACTACAGATTCTGCTAGTCATTATAATTGGATGATTGCAGCACAAGAAAATGTTAGTGCTGCTATAGAATTTACTCCTTCTGATACTGTTAATGGTAGTACATATAATACTCCTTCATTAATTATTAAACAAGATGGAAAATTAGGAGCAGGAACAGAAGCTCCTTATAGTGATGCAATAGTAAGATTTTTAGAAATAAAAGATACTACCTCATCTGGTTTAGTTTTAACTGCTGCTAGAACTTTTTCTTTATTTAGCAGTTCATCAAGCACATTTGTTTTAAGAGATGAAACAGCAGCTTCTAATATATTGTTTGCTGATACAAGTGGCAATATGACATTTAATAGCAATATAAATATAAATGCTACTAATAAATTGTATTTTGATGCAGATGGGGATAGTGATACTTATATTCATGAGGATAGTGAAGATAGTTTACAAATAACTTCTGGTGGTGTTCTTCAAATGAGTTTTGATTCTATAAGAATAACATCTCATAGAGGAATAAGACCAACTACAACAAATACTTACCCATTGGGTTCTAGTGGTTTAAGATGGTCAGCAGTATATGCTACAACTTATTATGGAGATGGTTCAAATTTAACTGGTATTAGTGGTGGTGGTGGTAGTGGTACGGTTACTCAAGTTGATACAAGTTCACCAATTACTGGCGGCTCTATTACAACTACAGGAACTATTGGTATAAATCAAT